TGTCGATGTATATACCGACAAGACTGTTGACATCCTTTGGAATGATGGCAGAAAGGTTAATCATAGACTAGACAAAATCAAAGTGGGCAACCACGAAAACGGCATTGGTATTTATTGGGGTGTTGATTATGATGGCACACCATTCAGCAGCTATTGGGAGGAAAAATAATGAACTTAGGAAATATTACTTTAAAGGCATTTCAAGAATTAGATAAACTAGATAAAACTTTGGTTGGCACTAAAGACTACATGGGTATTGCGTACTTTTGGGCCCACGATTATAGGCACTATATGAGAGACGCCTCTTACGCTAAAAGAAGAAAAATACACAACCTGGGGTTAGACCAAAATATAGACTTTTTGACTGATAATCCAGACGCTTGGTTTTTAATTAGAAAAGTTTTAAATCCAAACTATCACAGACTATTAATAGAGGAGGAAAAATGATGGAAGCATTTAATTTGAAAAAACAAAGTAAATCTGATTTTGAAGATTACCTTTATGAACTTAATAATGAAGAATCATTAGGTTATAGAAAACATAATGATTTTGATTATGAAAAAAATACAAACACTGTCTTACATCTTTACTATAACGACAATGGACACATAGGAACATGGACAAAAGGAAGTTGTTGGATATTTAAAGATAATTTTTGTTAATACAAATCTGTTAGCTCTACAGTTTGGATTCCTTCCAAATTGTAGGGTTTAAAATCGTCTCTATCTTTACACTTCAACAATAAGGCTAAGGCCTGTTCATTTCTGGCTTGAGCATATTTCAAGGCTTCATCTGATAATGTATATACTGCATAAGGAAATGGATCTTGTTTCTCTTGGGCCAAAAACTTAAAACCATCGGCACGCAAATCTAAGGCTCTACATGCATCAATATAGAGTGCAGCTTGCATGTGATAGTTGAAAGCATTAATGGCGCCTTTAAAGCCACGAGGTGAAGCGTCACGGCAAGTTTTAAGGTCCCAAACATCTACATTGTCATACCAGTCCATACGACACTTAAAAGGATGGCCATGCCATTCAAATAATAAAGTGTGTTCTACCTTATCGGTTTCTTTAGGTATATATTCTTTCACAACCTCTCGACGCTCCATACAAGCATCATACATGTCTTGAGTAATCACAGTACGATTGCCAACAGAGTTTATAAAATCTTCATACTCTTCTTTACCGACTTTAGTCCTGCGGTCTATCTTTGGTTGAATTACAAACTCATCATCAAACTTATGATGCTCTAAAAATACGGTGTGTTGCACTCTACCCTCAAGTAGGGCTGGTGTTTGCACCATGTCCTTCTTATTCTTCCAGCTGAACGGGCATTTTATGACCGATGTTAGGTCGTGAGACCTGAAAGCTGGTACGCTTGCATACTCTTCATAAGGTATGTCTTCATATATTCCTACTTTAAACTCCACTTCTTGCTTCCTCCATTTCTTCTTGTGTTAAATCAAAACAGTTTAAATTACCTGCTACTGTACGACGCTCACCTTCACCAAAAAAAGGATAGACACAATGTTGCATCCAAGATGGAAACATTAATAGTTTGCCAGGCTCAGGTTTAACGTAACGCGATTGCGACGGTCTAAGATTCTCTGGATCCCCAGTTTGGTTTAAACCGTAAGTAAAATTAATGAATCCATCAATAGCGCCAGACTCATTATATAAATCGTATCGTAGATCTTCTTCTTCCCCTGGTCTTAGTATTTGGTCTGGAACCTTGGTCCAGGTAGTAAAAGATATACCCATAGGTGAAGTAGTCATGTGGTCGTGAATAGGATTGTAGTCACCTTCAAAACTATGAACGGACCAGAGCTTATCTATACTTATTTTTTTCGGCTTGAGAGGAGATTTAGTTTGCTCGACAAAATGTTTTAGATAAGCTAGGCCCAAATGCTCTACAATGTTTTTAAACTTTTGTAACTCTTGGTCATTATAGTTCATTTTTAATTGTTCGCCTTGATGTATTTGTCCTACTAAAGAATCGCTGGCTGACTCTCTAAGTTCATTTGCTCTTAAGCCGTCTAAGTAGGTGTTGAGATCCGCAACGATTTCATCTGATATATTGTGCTGCAACATAATTGCAGCAGGTAAAGAATAGATTTCATATTCTATTTGGTTTTCCATCCTTCCTCGTCTTCAATTAGATTAACTAGATCTGTCATTATTAATGAGTAGCCTACCAAGTCGTCAGCGCTATCTTCATGTTCTGGATTGTTGATAATGCGACAAGATTTAAAGGCTAACATCATGGCACAACACTGTGAGGGTGTTAGTTCAATGCCTAACATGCCACTCCAGGTTTTTGATAGTTGCACAAAAAACGAATCGTGTCTGCTGTAGCTCTCGCCTTTCTTGTCTAATAGTTTTGCTATCTCTGTAGCTTTGTTGTTAAATTTATTCTTAGCGTTCATAATTTTTATTGTAAGGTGGTGAGCAACCCCTTCTCATGTTGTTGAAAAGGTTGGTGTGAGACATAAGGAGATTGGTCGCTCACCGCAAACTTAATTTAAAAAGGAATGTCTGACTCTTTTTTATTATCCTCATCAAAGTCAGGGCTGTTCATATCTGCCGCTGCTTTATCTGCTAATGATGACAAACTTTCAGCTTCCTCACTTTTGGCTGGTGCTGTACTATCATTGTTTTCATTGGCTGCAAGATACTCATAGCTTTTCTCTATGTCTTCTTGTTGCCACTGTGGTAATGTTTCAAACACATCACACATCGCTTTAGTTTCGTCACTCGACTTACCTCTAAATTCATCGCAGTACACATCTAAGTCAAAAGATTGTACTTCATTAGCGGTTTCTACTTTTTGTATGCCACCGTCAGGTCTTTGCAAATTCATTATCTTAGGATTGCCGCCTTCTGAAAATTCAGTTGGTTTTGTCTTGCCTACTTCGATACGAGCAGAGCAACCTAAAAGACTTTGTAGGTCAAAGCCACCGAGTTCTTCCTCAGTAAAACTTTTACCACGCCAGGCTTCTAAGTCTTTACGCAAAGCTGCTGCTTCAAACAAAGACATGGTGTAGGTTTTAGAAACGCTGAATGGTCTACCATCGTCCATGGTAATTGCATTGGTTTCTGGATCTAAGGCTTTAGTTACTTCAAAGCTAATATGCACTCTGTGTTTTTTATTAACTTGGCCTTTGTATTCTTGGTCTGTTGTTCCAAGATCTATAATGCGATAACAAGTACCTGTGTAGATACCTTCATCAAGTTTTGCGAAGTTTTCTCCGCTGCCGTCTGTACTTACTGTTAGACTCATAATTCAAATCTCCTATAAAAATTGTTTGCAAATCATAGCAAACTTGGATACTATTCTATATACTTTTATAAATAAAGCAATAAGAAATTAATTGGTGGCTTATTGACTAGCGAAGAGCTCTACTTAGTATCGGGTAGATTACCTTACCATTGGTTGTTACTAAGCGGGAACATTAAGCCACCTTCAACATAAAATGATGTATGGCACTAAAGATAAGCAAACCTAATAAAAACTTTGACACACCTTTCACTAGAGATTACGAAATACAATTTAGAGATTTTCTAGCCAGCAATGGTTTAGAACCAGATCCCAAAAAGGGATTGATTACCGATGGTTCAATAGGACGTGCATACATCAACGTTGGTAATCAAAGAAAGCTCGTGGGTTGGTATCAAGTGTGGCTCGATCAATCGGTCCCCTTCGGACGTTTGGGTGACTATCGTAGTAGCGCTGACCAACCCACAGCTATCTGGAAGCCAGAGAACTCTCAACGTCGTCGTCTGACCAAAGAACATAAAGCGGAGATTGCCGCACTACAAAAGAAAGCTGAGGTCAAAGCCGCAGAAAAGTATTCGCAGGCTGCCAAGCGCGCTCAGTCGATGTGGGAAGCATCGCAACCCTGTGAGAAACATCCTTACTTAGAAAAGAAGAAAGTATTGTCTTATGGTTTACGCCAGGACAAACACGGTAATCTAATGGTCCCGCTGTACGATAAGCAAATGTCTATAGTTGGTCTACAGTTTATTGCCGCCGATGGCACCAAACGTTTCCTTACTGGTTCTAAAAAAAGCGGTAGCTTTTTTCTTCTCGGTAGAGAAATATTTGATAAAGCCAAAGTATTGAACTATGCCGAAGGCTATGCCACAGCTGCATCTATCTACGCTGATCGCTCACAGCCCGTCGTCGTCGCGTTCGATGCCTACAACTTAGCGCCTGTCGCAGAGGTTATGTTCGAGCATTTTAAGTCGCTGAAACACGTCTTTATTGCCGACAATGATGATAGTAAAACAGGTGAGAAAGAAGCGGCCAAGGCTTACCAGGTTATTAAGAAAGCTGGTGGTCTTGCTGAGGTACAAATGCCTGAGACTAAGGGTGATTACAATGACCATAAGAACGAAGTTGAAGTCCTGGAAGGAGAGGTGGTCTTACAAACATTAGACCTACCAGTGGAGTATGACTTTCAGCGCAGTGCAAGCGGACGCTTCCTGAACACGAAAGACAACATTGGTGGAGTGTTGAAAACACATGGCGTGGATGTGCGCTATAACGTCATCAAGAAGAAGATGGAGATTGAAATACCAGAGACAAAGTTTATCGCTGACATGAGAGAGGAAGCCTCGCTGATTGAGATTGAGAACCGTTGTATTAACATGGGCATACCACACACTAAGGTACGAGACTATCTCAAGATCCTCGCTGAGGAATACAACCCTGTGAAAGAATGGATTGAATCTGTCCCTTGGGACGGTACTTCCAGACTCCAGGCATTTATGGATTCGCTGGTAACAGAAGAGTCCGCGCAGCTGAA